GCGCCAGCGTTTTGTTTAGCAAAGTTGCCGAAGGCTGCTGGGCTTTTTGTAATTGCACCAAAACCAGAAGACAGTGTTTGCCCAGCGTTACCACTAGCTAACGCTGCTTTAGAAGCTTCCGCAGCGGCTTGGTTAAGCACGCCTTGTTCAGTTAAACCTGTCTCGGCCATTTTTGCCGCAATCTGTTCTTGGGTGAGCGCCCCCATAGCGCCTTGCTGCGCGGCTCCTACACCCGCACCCATCACACCGCCAGCCAAACTAGCGCCGCCATACGCGCCCATACCGGCCATCAAACCTTTGGACAGACTGCCAGTAGCCAGACCTGTGATACCGCCCAAGCCAATAGCTGTGCCTGCCGCGCTACCCAAACCACCCAAAGCGGCACCAATAGCAGAACCAAAGCCGGGAGCAAACGCATTAAGCGCAAAGCCCGCAATCGCAGGCAATAACTTCTTCAAGAAGTTGGCTTCAACCAGCCCAGTGTCTGGGTTAATTGTCAGTGAGCCGCCATGTTTCATGGCCAAAGCCTGCAAACCCGCCACTTCTTGGGGGGCCATATGCACCAGCATCGAGTCCGAATTACGGCCTTTTGCGGCCATTTGATTTGCAAGTGCGTGTAGGCTCATGTTAGACCTTTACTTTCAGTACGTTTCCGGCGGTAGTGTCGTAGTAAACATCTCCCACCCGAAGGTTAGCGTAGTCGGCCTGAGTTGGCAAACTAATCACATAGGTATTTGGCGTAGTGGGGTCAGGTTGAGAAAAACTCAGACCCGCCGTTATTTTAGTGCCATTACGCTGTGTTGCGCCAGAGATTGGCCCCGGATTATCCAACTGATTGAAGTACAAAAACATCACCCGCAGGAGTTGCTCCATGTAGGCTTGCGTGTACTCTTTGGGCGGGTTGGGTAAGCGTGGGGCTATAACGTTTGCTTGTGCCATTAACCACCCCTTCGGCCATCCGGCCTAATGTCCATACGCGGTGCACCCAACTGCCACGTTACGCCAAGCGCAGTAGAGTCAATCTTGAACGCCATCTGACGGCCCCGCACACGGGTGTTGATCTGCCCAGTAAACTCTTCTACCGGAATGACCGCTGTGCGTGTTACTACGCCACTACTACTACCGGCAACCGATTGTGGGTTGTTGTACCCAGAGCCTGAGTTCTGCAAGGGTTGCAAATACATCGTAGCCTGTGGGCTTGTGGCTGTGGAACCACGGAACGTAATGTCTGGCAGAACACGCCAGACGAAGCCAAAATTGTGGCCGTCACCAATATCAAACTGCGAAGAGCTAATGTATGCCTCGATTGGCAAAGCAGTACCAGTAGCGTTGTCGTCTACGCCTTGTTCATGATTTACCACGTTGTAGTTGTACGTAGCGGCAAGGGGGTAGTTGCGAAGACCAGAGTCAAGCCAAGCTGTACGCGCCATCATGCCGTAGTACCAGATGTCTTCTTCGTAGTTGTACACAACGTACTTGTCTATAGCATTTGAATTACTAGAGCAGTAAAACCACCAGACTTCATTAAAACCTTCGTTGGTGCTTGCAAACACCTGCTCATACTGAGCCGTATTGATATCGCTAAAAATGTACTGCCGCAGATCACAGCGCATGGTTTGTGTGCGACCATCGTATTTGTAAAACTTATCCACGCCCATCCAGTACGTGACACCCGAGGCAATGGCGGCAGCGCTGGGGCCTACGATAGAGATACTGTCTGCAAGAAGCTGTGAACTCCACACGTATGGGGGGCCAAGGTATTGGAGCGAGTATAAAGAAGAGTCTGTCCAAACAATAATCTCTTGGCGGGACTGCAAGGCAGTCACAATCTTTGAGCCGTGAGAAAGGCGAATACTACCTGCTTGGTTGGTAATTGAGGGTGTCCACTGCACCGCATCTTCTTGGTCAGACCAACGAATCAGCATCGGGTCAAGGATCGTGTCGCCAATTTCGTTTGTACCAAAGACAAGTACAAAGCGGCTGGTGTCTGAGACCAGCAAAAAGTTTTGGTGTAACGGCACATCAGATGCGCCAGCAAGAGAAGAAAGCAGCACGCCACGGGTTGTTAAGCTGGTAGCCGCGTCCCAGTAGTAAATATCTTCACCGCGAGGGCCAAAGATCAAGTTCTGACCAAAGTTGCTTTGGTTCCAAATACGCAGCGCATCCACAGATGTAGAGCCAAGGCCCCATGTGCCTGAACCCCAAGAGCCTGCGCCCCAACCCACTAAAGGCACCGCATACTCAGGGCCGGGATTGACTTGGTATGCAGCCACAACAGCCGCGCCCCCGCCCGTAGCGGTGGAAGAAGCCGCAGAAGACGCTGTGATGTTGTAGGTGGTTGTGGACGCACCAATAGTAGAGAGTTGATATTCACCGTTAAGGGTCAAGCCGCCCACTGCAGTAGCGCCACTGAAAGTTACAAAAGCGCCGTTGGTATAGCCGCCCGTAGCATCTGTTACAACTACTGTGGTTGAGCCAGATGTCGTAGCAAACGGGTTGTTGCCAAGCGTTGCAGGGGCTTTACGCAAGGGGGTGATGTCGTTGTACGCCCCGCCATTCTCGATGTAAAACTTAAGGTGTGTGCCCACGCCCAAAAGGTTCTGGCTACCAAGCGTTACCCAATTCCACAAAGACCGGCAAACCCCTTGGAATATCGTTGCAGAAATACGAACCCAGCCGCCAATCTTCTCTGGTGTGCCTTGACGGAACCGAACTTTGTCGCAATCATACCAACCACCTTCGGTGGTGTACCTAGTATTCTCCCGGTTTACACCGGGCTTGAACATGATCTTTTGTAGTGGCATGGCTTATTTTCCCATCAATTTGGGTGTGCATCAAGCATACAGCCGTGTGCCTGTTTTGTCGATAATCAGCGCTTGTTTTCTTGGCTTGGCATCTGGCGTGTTTGGGATGCTCACATGAGTCCAGCGGTCAAACTCACGGATAACCTGATCGTAAGGCAGGCCAGACGCAATGATGGTTTTGACCACTTCGTCAGGGGTCAGTTGAGGTACTCGGATGTCCACAGCACAACCAATGCGATGCTGGCTAGTATCTTTAGAACCAACAGCATCATTGACTTGCTTGCTGCGAAAAGCAGAGTTAACCATGACGGGTCTTCCGCCCAAGGCAGTTTTAACTTCCTCAAGGAAGGCGGCGAGGCGTTTAAGGTTCTCCAATTCCTGTTCATTTGGCGCGTTGTCCCATCCGTTGCGTTCTGCGGCTTCTGAGGCGGTAAGTTCTTCAAGCGTGAAATGAGGTGTGAGATTCATTTTTTGCTCCGCATATCTGCAAGTTTCTCAACAGTGCGACCACCAAAGTAAGCCAAGAAAATAATCTGTCCCCACTGGCCTAAAAGCTGTACGTAAGATTCTTGAGCGTTGTACCCAAATGCCGACATCATGGTAAACACAAAATAGGCCACAAAGATCGCTATAAGAGCCATAGGACGAATATTTTTAGATAACCAAGAGTCAGACCCCATGTCTGCTTTCCAGCGGTCTGAGATGTTTTCTTGCTCTACCTCAAACAGCTTGGTGTCGTTAGCCATCTTTGCCAACTCACCATCTTGCGCCATTTTAGAAAGTTCCAGTTGTGCCTTGGCTTTGGCCTCTGGGTCTGGAATTAACTTATCAATTAGTTTGCCGCCCACGTTTAAAAGTGCGTCTAGTCCAATCATGTGCGTTGCTCCAATATCTCTTTAATGGCAGCAATAGCTTTGTTACTCAACTCAACAGATTCTTCGCTTAGAGTGCTTGTCCCATCTTCCCGATAAGGGTGAGTTGATGCAAAAATACTTTCTAGCGCGTTAAGCGCCATTTTTAGTGCGTCTAGTCCAATCATTGTTTGCTCCTTGAAAGCATGGTTGCTGCAATTTCCATCATGGTTCTTGTCACCTGAATGTCGGTAGGTTCATTATCCCAGCCTACAGTAATTTGTCCAACAAACCGGCTTGGATCAGGTGGGATGCTGACTCGGCAAGTGTAGGCAACCCCCTTGGCGATATACCATAAACCCATTTCAGATTGCGCTGACTTGTACTCGCCACAAGGAATCTCACTTGCCATCAGCTTAATCACATCAGCGTTGTTAGCTTGGTTTTGAGTAAACAGCCCAACATCAAGCCCATCATTGGTTTTGTCTCTACCCTCTTTGGTGTAAGCACGATGCAGCACTCTGGTTCCAAACATAGGGTTTACTTTAAATACAGCCACAATGGTAGCGTTGGTTGTTTTAAACAAGTGGGCGGCAGCGTCTTCCACCCTGTCCTCAACAATGCTTGGCATTCTCTTAGACTCTTTATATGCCCCCATCAACAGTTCTTGGTTCTGCCAAACAAAGTACCCAGCAAACGCAAACACAGCCATGAGTATCAGCGCAAACAGCTTGAACGGGCTGTCCACATAGGACAACACCTTGCTCAATACGTCTGCTGGCTTTTCGTCACTCATAGACCAATCATTCCCAGTAGTTTGTTCACGACCTTATCGGCCAACTCATCAGGCAGGAAGCGCAAAAAACCAACGACATACCAAGCAATACATAGCCTGACAAAGACTTTAAGGAAGAGGTCAAACTGTTTCTGGTACTCATTCACCGACCACACCTTGTCTTGGCACAGTAATCTTGTATCTCAGCAATGCCCCAACCAACTGCACCAAGGAGCATCACAATCACAACAACCCCAATCGCCCACGCCATCTGCTCTTGTTCTTCTTCTTTGCGGCGCTTCTCTTCAGCCTTTAGCTCTGCCATCTCTCTGGCATCATCTCTATCCATCTCAGCTTGCCGAGCCTTGGTCGCATTCCATACGTCTATGCGTCCCGCCTGCATGAACAGCATCTTTAACTGTTCTTCAAACCGCTTGGCCTCATCCAAAGCCATCTCAATCTGTAACGCCGCGCCAAGGTTGGATTTACCACCTGTACGCTTTGCCTGAAGCATCGCCTTGGTAGCGGTGCTCTTGGCATCAAACATCTTGGCGATAGATGGAGCTAATCCAGCCAGATCACTTGCGACCTTGCTTGCCTTTTTGACTACGCTGATTGCAGTCTGTAGTCCTTCTAACGCTGTTATCGGGTCTATTGGAATCATAGGTACAACTCAAAACAAATTCCAGTAACCAAACAGCGGGGGCCGAAGCCCCCAGACAAGGTTACTTAGGTTCTACGTCCGACACCTTGGGTTCGGCCAGAGCTTGCTTCAGTAACTCAAAGAAGGCGTTGCGGCCCACGGTGAGTTGATCTACGTTAAATCGTGCTGAGTCAAGTTTGCGATCCAAATCTGCGACATGGTTCAACAGCGCTTGCTGCTGGGGTGTCAGGTCTTCAAACTGGTGCTCAACGCCATCGATTGTCACAGGGGTCTTTTCATTTTTTCCCATGATGTTTCCTTTAATGCGCCACCAAGGTCGGGTGGTGGCTTCCCGTTATGCTGATGCGGCTTGCAGTGGCGCTAGGTTTTCTGATGTCCAGAAGTCTTTAGCCAGCATGATCTTGAGGTGCTCTTTGTTGCGAGCAACAGTGTCAGCCCAGTCTTCGTCAGACATTTTTTCGGGTTGCCCTGCGTTAATAAGGTTTACTGAGTCCATTGCGGCACTGTAGTGACGAGCAATTTCTTCTGCGGTTGGGGTTTGTGTTTCAATAGTCATGGTTAAACTCCGGGAGTTGGTGGGTTAGGGTCATACGGCTGGGGCGATGGTTGGCTCCAAGCATATGTAGCAATATTGAGGTAGTACGCCTCATCCAGCACTGTTGATGCTGTTGGGTCGTTAGGCACAAGGATTGTGCGCCAGTAGGTTGACGAAATGACAACACCATCCTTTGAAACATCGGTGGTTTTTTGAACACCAATGCAACCATTCGGCTGGATGTTAAATTGCGAAATGTAAGTGACTTCGGTGAAGGTTGACATGATGTTTCCTTTTAAGCGTTGGCTTGATATGTAATTGTAAAAATGATTTCAAAAGTTGAGCCACATTGACTTACGTCAAGTCCTGTTTTTGTACCACCACTTGGCTCATTGTAAAAAGTTAATGAGGCGCTACCTTGACCGCCCTGTGCTGTAATGGTGTAGCTGTTAGCGCTGTATGTGATGAAATTCCAAGTTAAAGCGGCGGCTGAGTAGAAAGTCCCAGAAGCCGCTGTAAAAGGCATAACCATAGAAATTTCACCACTAGCTGTTCCTTTGTTTGAAACAACAGCAAGACATTGAACAGTTACCATCTTTCCAATTTTTGTATACGAACCAGATTGGGTGGTGTAAGTTAATGACCCTGCGCCACCAGTAAAGACAAAAGTTGGTGTCCAAGTCCCCTCCTCATAGTCATCTAGCGTGTTGGCGTTTGATGATGCGTTTTGAGTTGCGGGGAATTCAAGGCGACCTGCCTCAAGTCTCATGTAGCCAGCACTGCCGCCCTGACCCCAGAAAGCGGGGTAGCCATCCCCATCAGACAGCACGATGTAATTGCTAAGAGTGCGGATATCTACGCTGTTTTGGTTTCCTGAGAAGCCACCAACGATGGTGTTCTTGGAGCCTGTGGTCATCAACTCGCCACAACCATTAGTCGTTGTTGCACGACAGCCCACAAACGTGTTATTGCTACCCGTGCTGACATATCCAGCGGCAGTCCCAATTATGGTATTGTCGTTTCCACCAACATTAACTCTAAACGCCTGAAGACCAAGAACAGTGTTAAAAGTACCTGTTGTTTTGTCTTGTCCTGCCTGATAACCCACAAAAACATTACCTGCGCCTGTGGTATTGCTGTACCCCGCCTGATAACCTACAGCCGTATTGTTCCCCGCTGTGGTGTTGAAACGTAATGCCAAATTACCAATTGCCACATTGTTTGAGCCTGTGGTGTTTGCTGTTGCCGTATTTTGCCCAAAGGCTACGTTTGAAGTTCCTGTGGTGTTTCCATACAATGCTTCATATCCAACAGCACTGTTGTTATTTGCTGTGGTGTTTGATAACAAAGCAGAGTCACCTATTGCCACGTTATTACTACCAGTACCGCTTGAATTTAAAGCGTTAATACCAACTGCCACATTGGATGAGCCTAAATTAGCATAACCAGAACCAACGCCAATACCTGTGTTTCCAGTTCCAGTGGCGTTTAAGTAAAAACTTAAATATCCAACAGCAGTGTTGTTTGCATTGCCGCTTGTGTAATTGCTTGTGTAAAGCGCTTGATAGCCTACAGCGGTACTTTGTCCTGCTGTGGTGTTGGAGTTAAGAGCATTTGGCCCAATTGCTACGTTGCTTGAGCCGCTAGTAACATTAGATAGGGCAAAGTTACCCATTGCAGTGTTATTTGAACCAGTAGACGCACCAGCGGCAGCATTGCCAGTAATCCCACGACCAACATAGGTATTGCCATCCCCCGTTGATTGGTTTACACCAGAGCCGTGCCCAACAAAGGTGCTGTAACCCGCAGTTGATCTATACCCTGCTTGATAGCCCACAGCAGTCACTTCTGGGCCAGTTACGTTTGAATATCCAGCCTGATAACCTACAGCAGTATTGTTGGAGGCTGTGGTGTTTTGAGCAAGGGCTTGATTTCCTAACGCTGTATTAGATGCACCTGTTGTGTTGCTAGACAAAGTTCCATAAGTTGTTCCGTAATTAGAACTGCCAAAAGCTACGTTGTTAGAACCAGTTGTGTTAGATGCCAATGCTTCAACACCAACGCCTAGATTTTGTGCGCCAGTTGTATTTGAGTAAACCGCTCTAAATCCTACTCCTGTGTTGTTACCTGCTGTGGTGTTGGAATACAAGGCTTCTTTACCCACAGCTACGTTGTTGCCGCCAGTAGTATTTGCATACCCCGCCTGATAACCTACAGCAGTGTTGTTTGATGCTGTGGTGTTAAGCTGTAAAGCCTGTGCCCCAAGAGCAGTATTGTTACTACCCGTATTTGTGTAAAGCGCATTTTTACCAAAAGCAGAATTGCTGTCGCCAGAAGTTCCGCTACCTAAAGCATATGCCCCTACGCCAGTATTTGAAATTCCAGAAGCATTTAACTCTAAAACAGAACGACCAAATCCTGTGTTGCCGTTTGCGCTGGTCTGTGCTTTTAATGCAAAGTAACCTGCGGCAGTAGAATCAAAACCGCTAGTATTAGCCACCAAAGCACTAGCACCCACCGCAGTATTGGTAGACACAGCACCAGCACCACGGCCTACTGTTAGACCATAAACAGTCAAGTCAGTACCAGAGTACAACAGGTTGGCAGAGTCTTGGAGAAGACCAGACGCTCCTGCGTAAGTTACGCGACCAGAAGTCAAAGAGCTTAGCGACAAGCTTGCGCCAGCAACAGTACCAGTCAATGTGGGCGAAGCAGACAAGACGTTGTTGCCTGTACCCGTATTCGTCACGCTCACTACGTTCTTGCTTGCATCCAATGCCAGCGCTGTAGAAGCAGTCAGGCCAGAAAGCGTGGTTGTGCCTGTAACAGTGACGTTGGTGAACGAAGCTGAACCGCCTGTATTGCTGATCTTGATAAAGTCAGAACCATTCCATGCACAAACAGCAGACTCACCAGCAACAATGGTCACACCAGTTGTTGGGCCAACACCAACCAACTTAACAGAGAAGCCGCCTGTGGTGGCGTTGATAACCGTATAAACCTTTGACTGGGCTGGCGCTGTAACCGTACGCAATGCCGTACGTGCGCCTGAGAACAAGAGGATGGCTTGACGAGCCGTATTCGCAGCGCCTGTGGTTGTGGTCAGTGTGACATCGCCGTCAGTACTAACGTTGGTTGTACCCGCAACAGAGGTGTCGAGAAGAGATGTAATGCTGTTGTTTACAGTGTCACCCCAAGTGCCGCTCAATTCGCCTGTGACTGGAAGTGCCAGACCTAAGAGTGATGTATATGCTGTAGTCATTCAATGCTCCTAATTTGTGTCGATTTGATTCCACCCAGCGCTTTGAGTGTTGTCAATCTGTGCCCAGCCCGAAGACTGCACGTTGTTGATATTTTGCCAGTTTGCGGTCTGCGTGTCATCAATAATTTCCCACAAAGGCCGCCCAACTATCAAATCCGATATCGTTGCCAGCTCCACAACTGAAGCCCTAAACAAAGCCAGCGCCTGCGCTACATCAGCTCCTGTTGCAGTCTCATTGACTGACACCCCGTATGTCGGGATGGAACTAACCACATCACTTCCACTGGCCGACTCACTGACCGATGCATTAACAGCAAAACTGCTCGATACCGCATCAGATCCAGTCGCACTCTCAACAATATACGCCAAGAATGTGAACGCTGATGCAGTCGCATCTGTACCCGTTGCCGTCTCAAGAATCTGACCCAAGAAGTTAGCAAATGCCGCATCCACATCAGACCCAGTAGCCGTCTCAGAAACAGATACCCCATACGTTGGGATAGCACTAATCGCATCCGATCCCGTGCTTGACTCACTGACCGCAGACCTAAATGTGGCCTTTGCACTTATTGCGTCTGAGCCTGTACTTGTCTCTGATACCGAAGCGGGAACCGTAACCAACGAACTAATTGCATCCGAGCCGGTAGCTGTCTCAGCAACACTAGCCAGAACACTAACAACTGAAGA